TCAACAATAATAACTTCACAACTTCCCGTTAAAGATTGGTATGGATATTTACAAAATAATACAGTTGCAGATGCAATTCTTGATAGAGTTGTACACTCTTCACATAGAATTGAAATAGAAGGTGATTCTTTAAGACCAAAATACTCAAATTTGAATCAAAAATTTGAAAATAATTAATTCAACCGGACACATTGTGTTATAATTACACCCTAGAAAATCTCATTGCAAAAGTGTCCGGTTGAACTCCGGCATTCCTGTCCGAATACTCCGATATATGCATTTAAAGTATCAACTCCTTTTAATTGCTCAATTTCTTCTAATGTTTCATAAACAGCTAAATATTTATAAATTTCTTGTATATTTCTATTGTATTTTTCTTCAAAGATATACTCTGAATTTGCCAATTTTTCTAAAGTATCCCTTATTGTTTTAGATAAAATATCGTTGGATAATGATTTTGAATTTACTAAAATATATCTTAAGTCTTTTATTGCAAATATAACTTGTTTTCTTCTATCAAACAATTCTCTTTTTACTTTTTCTTTTTCAATTTTATTTGTATTTTCAATATTTTTTATAACAGTTGCTGATGCTAAAAGTGCTGCTAAGCCAACTAAAATAAAACTATATTTTTCACAAAAAAAATTTAGAACGATACCAATAATTATGAATATCCACAAAATAACTATGATAGAGTTAAAAAATTTCATTTTCATTATTTATTTCCTTTTTTATTAATTTTGAAAATATTAGCAAATATTAAAAAAATCAGACTGTGTTTTTATACTTCACTTCCTCAATACTAAAAGCAGTATATTTACAAGGTGTGCCTTTAGCTTCATTTTCTTTATCAGTTTTGAATTTTTCAGCTTCATGTTTTGTTTTAAATGTAGCTAACATCCAATTACCTCCATATAAATCCCATTGCCAAACTTGATGCTCTTTGACTAGTCCACTAAAATCACCTTTGCATAGTCTAATTACTTCTCTTAGCATCATCTTCCTTTTTATCAATAAAAACAATGCAATCATCTTTTATTGTTCTTACATCAGTGTTTATTAGTCTATATACTCTTTCATCAGTTCCTTTTCCCACATTAAAAGGAATTGATTCTTGCTTTGATTTGTCTATGATTTTTTTCGCTTTTTGGTAATCTATTCCCATGTCAATATCATAATTTGTATAGTTAATAGTTACAGCTTCACTAAATAGTTCTAAAAGAGCTATTTCTTTTTTATCTTCTAAAATAGAATTATCTTGAACAGTTTGATTTTCTTTTAGGTTATGAAGCTCTTTTTTTAACTCAAGATTTTCTTTTAATAAATCAAATATAATTTCACCATATCTATTACGCAGTCTTACATGATACCCAGGTGCATTTAAATATATTTTTCCACTTTCCTCTTTTTTATAACCATTTCTCTTAACACATTCATTAATACTATCAACACAATCATCAATATATTTAGTATCTTGTTCTAAAAGTAAATCATGAATTTTTTGTTCGTATGCATTATTCATCTTTATTTTTTTAAATGGTTGTCTATATCCATCTTTGAATGCTTGAGTTAATTGCTTTTCAAAATCTTCAATATAAAAATATTGTTCAGAATAACTTTTTTCCCATGGGAAATTTTCTTTAAAGCTTTTTGCTTCTAAAATTTCAGTTTTGTCCTGAACTAAATCACCAACTTTAAAAGTTGCTTCTAAATTTCCCGTGGGAAAATTTTCTACAAAAGTTTTTGCTTGATCAACTAAATCTTTTTCTGCATCTTCAAAACTTTTTAATGTGTGATTTGTTTCTTCAGTTTTATTTCTAATCTTTTTTATAACTAACTTATATTTTTCTCCTTTTCTAAAACCTTGGAAATCATCTGGATTCTTTAAATTGTTATAATAAAAATAAGCATTTATTTCTTTAAATTCTAAACAAGAAAAACTTTCAGGATGAGCTTCTCCTATTATGCTTAACTCATTTTCTAATAATAAATCATCTTCTAGTTCTTCTACTTTAGTAATAGTTAGAGTATATTTTTCATTAGAATCAGACCTCATAATATAATCTCCGATTTTAATATTATGGAAACAAAAACAAGCATTTATATCATCAAAACTAAATGTACCATTGTTTCCATAAGCACCTCTTCCTATCGTATTTATATTTTCAAAAGGTAAATTTTTATCAATAAACTCACTTTGTAGTGTGATGCCATCTTCCCATCTTAAAGGTTCATTGTAAATAAAAGTATTTAAAAGCTTTCTTTTTATTTCAATTTTATTTTTAGGCTCTTTATACTCTTTTATATCATCTCTGGTAATTTCACCTGCATTATATTTTTGATAAACTTCTTTTTGAACTTTTTTATCTTTTACCCTTGAGATTTCATCCATAACAGATATCGAAATATCTTTTTTATTTACTGTAATATCTTCCAGGATTTCATCATCAAGATTTAAAGAACTAAAAGCTTTTGATACATAGCTTTCAGATTTACCAACTTTTTTTGCTAAATCTGATTTTTTCTCATATCTTCCAGTTTTCCAAAGTCCAACTATATAATTTGCAATTTCAAAATCTGTTAAATCATTTCTTTGGATATTTTCAATCAAAGTAAGCTCTTGAACTTCTTCATCTGTTGCATCAAGAATGTAAGCTTTTATAGTTTTAGCTTCATTAAAAAGATGAGCTTTATATCTTCGTTCACCACTTATAATCATATATCCATCATCTTTTTTTACAACTGTGATAGGTTGAAGTAATCCATGCTCTTTGATAGTAGCTGCAAGTTCTTCTATATCTTCAAAAGCTTTTCGAGGTTGTTCGGGATTTGGATAAACTTTTGAGATTTCAAGTTCACTAAAAGGACTTATTCCTGAAGTTTTAGTTTTACCAGCTGTTGCTTTTGTAATTTCTGCTAGATTAGGTTTTTTAGTCATTGGTTAGCCTTTATCTCATTAAAAAGTTTTTCATACTCTTTTGTATTTATATATGATTCTTCACCAAACTTTTTAATATTATTTTTTATTAATTTTGGACTTTGCCAAAACCAACCAAGTGATAAATCATCTTCAAATACTTCTACTCTAATGAAATCTTGTGTTCGTTGTTTTCTAGTAAGATTTACTTTTAAGATTTTAAAATTTACTTTTGATTTAGTTGATGAGCTCATTTTTCAATCCTCTCATTTCTTCAATAGCTTTTTTATCAGTTGTATCAAATACACTTTTTCCAAAGCCTAAACTATCTTTATAAATCTTTCTACTTCTTACGACTGTTTTTAGTAGCTTCATATTTTCATTTTGAATTACATCTTCGATATCTGTAAAATCTTTTTGTAAAGGATGAATATTGTTTAAAACCACATTTATAGAAACTGCATCTATATCTTTTAAGATATCTTTGAAAGTTTGAAAACCTATCACCTCTGTTACACTTGAACTAACTGGAACAACTATCTTATTTGCTTTTTCCATAGCAGTTCTATTTATATCACTATCAAATCCACCAACATCAACGATTAGATATCCTTTATTGTTTTTGAAGATATCAAGTAGTTCTGCTATTGTTTCAGGCTGTAAAACTTCTATTGTTTTATCATCACTTAGGGCATTTATAAAATATAAAGTTTGTTGAAAATCTAAATCAACAATTCTCACTATCTCACCATCTTCATATAAAGCATGTGCTAAGTTCCAAGCAAGAGTTGATTTACCAACTCCACCTTTTGTATGTGCTACTGTTAGAATTTTTATCATTTTTTTATTCCTTATTTGATGTAAATTAATAGTAAAAAATCAAAAACAACTGCTGCAAAAACAATAATCTTGAATTTTACAAATGATGTTATTTTAGGCATAGTTTTCCTTGCTCTTTAGATTTTTTCTAATTTCTTTAGATATTTTTATAACCTGTAAAGCAGTCTCTTTTAAGCTCTTATCTATATAGGCATATTTTTGATTTAGTCTTACAAGTTCAGCTCTTGAAACAAGCATTAGGTTATCTAGTCTTGTATTTAGAGTATTTTTATCTTTAAAAATCACGCAATAACCTTTGGGTATTTTTCCGTATTTTTGTTCCCAGATATATACATGAAGCATTTTCCATTTATTTGGCTCTGCAATTTTAATATGCATATATAAACTACCATTTTTATCTTTTCTTGTTGAGATAGTTCCTGCTCTTTTTGTATTTGCAGGAAGATTTCCTAATGCAAAAGATGTTTTGTTTGCACTTGTGAGTCCTTTTGTACCTTTGTTTTGAGGAACACTTCCTTTTTTAAAACGACCATCATTTGGACAAACAAGACCTAGTTTTGTACATTTTTGTTTTAGTCCATTACTGCTTACTTGTGTTTGGAATTTAGCATTAAAAAGTTCTGTAAGTTTTTTTCTTGGAGTTGTTTCATGTTTTCTTAAAAAGTCTTCATGCTCTTTTAAATATTTCATAATCAATCCTGATATAAACTTTTGCCATTTGGGTATTTTTTCTTATAGTTAAACATTTCAGCTTTTAAAGACAAGTCCGCAATACTTATGATTTTATCTGCAACATTACATATAGTATTTGCTTTTTTAAGTTCCTGGCTAATATCTGTATCTTTTCCAGGATTAGCTATCTTTTGTAATTGATCAAATAATATTTTATTTAGATTGTTGAAGCCTTCATTTTCATTTTTTTCTGCTTCTATGTTTTTTGGTGTATTCTCTTGAGTTGGAAGTTTCTTCTCAAGAAATAAATTTCGTAATTCTTTTGGTAAATCTTCTAACTTTACAAGATTGGGGATATATGTTTTTCCTTTGTAGTGCATATATCCATTATTATCTATCACAATACCTTTTGCAAAAATGCTTGTTTTAGTTGGAATTATCTCAAACTGACTGTTTATTGCTGCTGCTTTTTCAAAAAGTTCATAGCTCATTTTTTAATCCTTTATCTTTTAGTGTATTTAGTCTTTGAATGTTGAAATACTTAGGTAAGAACGAAAAGCACCTGTATGGAAGCACTTGCTTTTTTTAAAACTATTAACAACAATGTATAAATAAAATATGGAGTTAGCTTTTCGTTCTTGCATAAATATTTTAAGCCACCTTGTTAAAGTGGCTTTATTGGTTAGTTTGGTTGGAAATTTAACACTTTACAAAAAATTAAAATCCAAACTAATATGATATTTTCGATTCAAATTAAGCAATTTCTAAATCGCATAAAGGTTCTAAAGTTGGCTTGAACCTATGCACCAACTTTTACTCTAAAGTTCCTGCAGTTTTCTTTTCTTGGTATGCAGTACATGACCTCAATAAACTCAACCAATCTTTAACCTCTAGGGCGATTGATACCACCTATGCTTTGATTTTCATATCCAACAAATAAATGAATTTGTTTTTTTAGTGGTTTTGAACAAATGATTCCTCTTAAAGAACTTATATCGTTTTTGATATGCTTGTTTGAAATACTATCAATTTGATAATTAAATTAAACTTAAAAATATTATCAATTTGATAGTTAATTGAAATAAAATCTTTTTATTTAGAAAAGATATAGTTATATTTAATTTTGTATAATTCTAAAAAATTAAAGGAAAGCTTTGAAAAAGTTACTAATATTTGTAGTTTTATTATCAACTACTGTTTTTGCTGGATCATTTAGTGAATCAAAAAAACTCTTAAAAGAAATATATAAAGACCATCAAACAACTTTTTATTGTGGTTGTAAATATAATCCCCTAGATAAAGATAATATGATTGATAGAAATAGTTGTGGTTATGTTCCAAGAAATGAACTAACAAAAAAAGGTAAAGAGAATGAAAGAGCCAATAGAATAGAATGGGAACATATAATGCCTGCTGAAAACTTTGGAAGACATTTAGCTTGTTGGAAAGATGGAGGAAGAAAGGCTTGTTCTAAAGACCCTATATTTAACAAAATGGAAGCAGATATGCACAACTTAGTTCCTGCTATTGGTGAATTAAATGCTGATAGAAGTAATTTTAGATATGGAGCAGATAAACCAAAAGTTGGAATGTATGGTGAGTGTAAATTTGAAGTTGATTTTGATGCTAATAGAGCTTATGTAAGAGATGAAATAAAAGGTGATATAGCAAGAGCATATCTTTATATGAGTAAAACATATAATATTAATTTATCTGACCAAGAAAGAAAATTAATGGAAGCTTGGGATAAACAAGACCCAATAGATGAATGGGAAATTGAGAAGAATAAAAGAATTGAGAATATTAAATAAATTAAGTTGTATAAGTTTATAATTTGTTATCTAACCCTAAGGAATATTGAATGAAGAAGATAGCTTTTTTTGTTTTATTGTGTGCAAGTATTAATTTATTTGCTGATAACTATGTTAATGGGTACTATAAAAGTAATGGTACTTATGTAAATGGATATACAAGAAGTAGTTCAAATAGTACAAAAAGTGATAACTTCAGTACTTATGGAAATGTTAACCCATACACAGGAAAAGAGGGAACAAAAACTTATGATGACTATAATAATTATGGTCGTTCTAACTCAAATAATAGTAATTATAATAGTTCAGGTTATAAAAATACTTATGGTAAATAGGATATTAAAATCCTATTTACAAATAGTCTCACAAGGAATACCGTCTTTATCTCTATCTAGTCTTGATACTCCACACTCTCTTAGATAAAACATTGCTTCTTTGCAACTTTTCATCTCTTTACAAGTTTTTTTACCTTCACACTTGAATTCTTGCTTTACTTCTGTTTTTTGATTCTTTGTTTCTGCTGAGAATAAAGAAACTGATAACATAAGAATTAAAAGAAATTTATTCATAATCTACCTTATATATTAAATTCTTTAAACTTCTAACCTATCAATAACATTTATCAATTTATCTTTAAAATTATATATATCTTGTAATTTTTCAATAGGATATTTTTCTTCTTGTTTGTCTTCAATGTGTAAAGATAAATATTTTTGTTTAGTATTAAAATATAATCTTGCTATCCATTTTCTATTATTATCATCTAACAAAATTCCAAAGTAGCTTTTAGTATCTCTTGCTGCTATTCTATCTAAATCGATTTTTTCAGCTAAAATTGATTTAACTATGAAGAATCCTTGTATTTCCTCTTCTGTTGTTATGATGCCATTATCTTCTTCAGTTTTCTCTGTTTCTTCATTACTACCATCTATTTCAACTGTTAATTTACTTTTTAAAGAGTTTATTTTATCTTGTGCCATATCCGTAACAATTTCACTAAAAGCAGTTTTTACATAAGCTTTAAACTCATCCATTATATTTTGTCTTAATGGCTTATCTGTTAGTCTTGAAGCAAATAATCTTACAAAATCTTCACTAGGATTTTTAACTTCTTCTTTAAAAATATTTTTAATTGCACTAACATATTTTTTATTTTCAGCACTTGCTAAAATTTTATCAATATCCAAATTTGAACTTATAAATTTTTCTAGTTCTTTTAAATCTCTATCTTTTATATTTAAAATATTGAATGTAAAAAATGGAGTTGTATCCATTTTATTTGGTTTTTCTAAATCAGTAAAAAATCTATATTCTATACCATTTGTTAAAATAGCAAATCTACATTCTGTAACAGTAAAATATCTTTCAAGTTGTGTCGCATGAATATCTAAATTTTCTGTATGTGATTTAGCCTCAATTAGAATAAGTGGTTGATTATTATACATTATTGCATAATCAACTTTTTCGTTCTTTTTCTTGCTTATATCAGCTGTAAACTCAGGTATAACAACAGTTGGATTAAAAATATCATATCCTAAAGCACTAATAAAAGGCATTATAAAAGAATGTTTAGTAGCTTCTTCTGTTAAAACATTTCCTTTTAAATCAATAATCCTTTGAGATAGCTCTTTTAATTTTTCTACTAATTCCATCCTCTCTCCTTGCAGTTTATTTTAATTATATCAAAAAAAATAACTTTGTAGTAAATAAATTATTTTAAATTGGATAATCTCTAAAAAAACAAGAAGATAGGATTGTATTTAAAAATCTCTATCTATTTTTCCAACAACTCTTGCCATAATAAGTTCATGTTTTTCATCATGATGTATAGTAATTACATCATAATCACTATTTATTGGTATTAAAGAAATGATTGTACCTGCCTCATTCATTTTATATTTTTTTATACCACTTTCACCATTTAACCAGTAGTGTACAATATTCCCACTATCTATTATTATATTTGGTTGGCAATAGACTATATCTCCATCATTTATTTTAGGACTCATACTATCGCCATCAGCTTCAACTGCATACATACCATCTTTATACATATCTAGAGGAACGGGTATGGGTTCATATCCATTTAAATCATAATCTTTTGGTTTTCCACAAGATGATCTTCCTATAAGTGGAATAATTTTTTGTTTAATATTTGCTTCAAAACCATATAAATAATCAGTTGTTACCTTAAAATATTTGGCAATTAAAGCAATTTGTTCTGCTGAAAATTTTCTTCCATTATTTTGTAGTATATTGCTCAGATTTCCTGTTGGAATATTTAAAAATTTAGCTAATTCAGCTTGTTTTTTATTATTTTCTGTCAATAATGCAATTATTCTTTCTAACATATAAAAACCTATTTTAATTAATTATCAAAATGATAACATATAATATACTATCAAATTGATATCATTTTTAAGTTTTATTTAATATCAATTTGATAGTATTTCAACTATGAAAAGAAAAATAGATATAAATAAAATTAATTGTTTACTTGAAAAAACAAAATCAACACGAAAACAACTAGCTGAATTTATAGATTATCCAATTACAAATCTAACTTTAGCTCTTGGTAAAAAACATAATAGAACTTTACCAATGGATTATTTACTTAGTGTTGCTGATTTTTTCCAAGTTAATCCAAAAGATTTAACTATTTGTGATAGTGAAAATATATCAACTTCTGTAATTGAAGATGAAGTCCAAAAAACAAATCAAAAGTACGAGGTATAACTATGGCTGAATATTTACATATTGGAAATAAAAGACAAAAAGAGCATGGTTTACTTGTAACTATCAATAAATCAATAGTTACATTTTGTAAAAAAAACAATATTGACAAAACTGCTTTTGCCATAAAAATTGGTCTTGCAAGTGAAAATTCACTTTTAAATAAACTCAAGAAGAGCAGGGAAGATACTGATATAACAATTAGTGAACTTATACATATTACAGAGATAACTTCAAACTACGAAGCCCTTAAATACTTAAATGAAATGTTTGGTTTCGTGATGATTAGTAGTGAGCCTGAAGAAGAAATAACAGTAGAACAGTTAAATCAAATAACAGATGAAGCACAAATCGAATCAAATGAATTTTTTGCAGTTACGAAAATAGCAAATAAAGATAAAAAAATATCTATTGAAGAGAAAAACAATATGCTAAAAGAGGGTATGGAAGCTCTTGAAAAACTAAATGAACAACTTGAAGCAATAAGAAAAATAAAACCTTTTGATTTGGAGAATGATGAAGATGAATGAAGCACTACATTTATTTAGAATTTTTAAATCGAATAGAAAAATCAAACTTAAAAAGCTTGATTTAAAAGATGCAGTTAAAGTGAAAATATGAAAGATATGAAAACAATCATAAAAGATACTAAGAAATATCTTGAAAATCTTAAAAAAGGTGTTAAAAATGGCTAATAATCAAGATGATATTTTAACTTACCTAAAAAATGGGAATGTTATATCTCCTGCAGTTGCAGCGCATGAATTTAATTGTTATTGTTTAGCAGCTGTGATAAAAAAACTTAGAGATAAAGGCAATGAAATACTTGCAAGAGAAATACCAGGAACAAGAACAAAAGAATATTATATGGAGTTATCAGGTGAATAATAACCTAAATATTGAAAAAGCAGTTTTGAGCTCTATATTATTTGATTATGAGAATATATATATAGCAAAAGAGATTTTAGCTCCAAAAGATTTCTATTTTCCTGCTTATCAAAAAATTTATAGTGCAATGCTAAAACTTCATAGTGAAGATATGCCAATAGATGAAGACTTTCTAAGAAAAAAACTTGACTCAAAAGATATTGATGATTCTATATTTCTTGATATATTATCTGCAAATCCTATCACAAATATAAAAGCTTATGTAAAAGATATAAAAGATGCTTCAATAAAACGGGAATTAATCTCTTTAGCCACAACTATCAAAAAAGTAGCAATAGAAGATGATATAAGTTCTACTGAAGCTGTTGCAACTGTAGAAGATGAATTATATAAGATAACTGATACTTCACGAACCTACAATAGTAGAAATATTTCCCAAATTGTTAATTCTTTTAGACAAAAACATAGTTTAGCAGGAAGTCAAGAGGGCTTAGATAGATTTATTAAAACAGGTATAACTAACTTTGATAATAAATTTAAAGGATTTGAACCAGGTAGTTATGTTATTGTTGGTGCTCGTCCCTCTATGGGTAAAACTTCTTTAGCTCTACAAATAGCTCTTACAAATATCAAAAGAAAAAAAGGTGTAGTAATAGATAGTTTGGAAATGAGTGCTGAAGATTTAATAATGCGTATGGTTGCTCAAGAAAATCAAGAAGATATAAGTGATTTACTATCTGGACTTGTAAAAGATTTTGACAGTTTTCAAAAAACTTTAGATTATTTTGCTACCAATAAATATTTGCATATAGACGATAAAGTGCTTACTTTTAATCAACTCAAATCTAAATTCCTAAAAATCAAAAGAGCAAGAGATAAAGCTGGATTACCAACTGATGTTTGGATAATTGATCATATTGGGTATGTAAAAACAAACTGGAAGTTTAAGCGACACGAAGAATTAAGTATTGGAAGTAAAATGTTAAAAGAGTTGGCTAAGGAATTAGGTATAACTATTATTGTTTTATCGCAATTAAATAGAACTGTAACCGATAGAAAAGGCTTAGCTAAGAACAAACCACAAATGAGCGATTTAAAAGACTCAGGTAGTTTAGAAGAAGATGCTGACTATATAGTTTTCCCACATCGTGATTCATACTTTGAATCTAAAGAAAAAAATATTATTGAAAATCCAGTAAATGATGCAATTATAATTGTTGATAAAAACAGAAATGGTCCTTGCGGTGTAATTAAAACTCAATATAAAGGTCCAACAACTACTTTTGGTAGTTTTCCTACTATTGAAGTTATATTTCAACAAGCAAAAGAACAAAAATCAAATAATGAAGCAAACAATGAAGATATTCTTGGAATTGTTATGTGATGGAAATAGTTTTGTTTAGAACAGGAGAAAAGATAGAAGTGAATACACCAAAAGAGCTAAAAGAAATATTGAAGTACTGCAATCCTTTGATGATGAACTTCTATAAAAAACAATTACCAATGCTAGAAATAAAAGGCTTTGGAGAAAGTATTGAGATTAATAAAATAGGTATAACTAGATGAGAACACACGGAGTATATATCCCTTCTGATTATTATCGTGAACTGAAGTTTAAAAAAAATAATAGAACAAAAGCTAGAGCTTTTATGGAGTATTATGATGATAATGATATGGGTGAACATAATAGTGTGAGATTTTATGCAAAGAGTTGGGGTGTTGCTATTGGTACTGCTCATGGTTGGATTGATGATTTTAAAATAGAAATAGATAAATACTATGCTACTAGACAGCTTAAAAATGATGAACACTATAGCTATGCAAAAAATCAAAATGAACACTTTGAACAAAATCAAGTGAACAAAATAGAGCTAACAAATAACGATAATATCGAAATAGTTAAAAGTAATACTGAACAAAATGAACAAAATCAAATGAACAAAGGATTAACTGCTTCTTTATCTAATAATATAAATGCAGATTCTAACGAATCAGCAGATGAAAACCTTGATTCTAAAAAGAAAAGTTATAGTGCAAACTTTGAGATACTTTGGAATAGATACGATAAAAAAACTTCTAATAAAGGTAGAAGTCAAACTATCTATAACAAGAAGTGGAAAACAACAGATATAAAAATAATGCTTGAAGCAATAGATAAATATAAATCTTCAATTGATTTAACTTATCTAAAAGATTTTGACGGTTTCTTAAATGGATTGATTGAAACATATATTCCAAGAAGAGCTTGGGTTATTGATTCAAAAGAACAAAAACATTTAGGTTGGTTTTATGATAGTGAAAATAAATTTATCAGTGATAGTTTTGTACCTTTGAAACTTGAGAGTTCTTATATTGCTGATTATATTGCTAATAAAAGATTTGGATATATAGGAGCGTAAATGATTGATAAAGATGATATAAGAAATATGATAGATAAATTTTCAAATCTTGAACAAAAACAACTACCTTTTGCTCAAATTTTAGCAACTAATGATTTAGCTTTTGCAACTCAAAATAGAGAAAAAGTAGAAACACTTGCTAATTTAGCTTTTAAAAGAAATATTCCAAACACAATAAGAGTAACAAAAGCTACTAAGTCAATTTCTTTTGCTGAGATATTTTTAAATCAAAAATCTTGGACTTATTATGCATTGAAACAACACTATTTAGGTGGAGATAGACACAGTAAAGGATTGGAAAACTATTTAAAATCTAAACATTTATTAGAAAGTAATGAGTTTTTAATACCTATGAATGGGATAAAAAGAACTGCCTCTAAAATTATAATGCAAGAGTTAAAGAATAAAAATCTTAATTTTTATGTCATACCTTCGAGAATTTCATATTCAAATTCAGGAATTTATCAAAGAAATAATCAAAAACATAATAGAACAATTATGTTATTTAAGATTGTTAGGAAAGCAAAATATAAAAAAGTTCTTGATTTGGAAACGACATTAAAAAAAGAGTTCCAAAGAAATGGAATTAAATATTTAAAAAATAGGTTGGAATATGCAATTAAAACAGCTAAATAATAAAATAGGTTCTTCCCCAGTTTTAAAACTCCCGAGGGTAATGCGTGCCTCGATAGATAGGCAGTTTTACAATTTTAAAGTTGGTTGTAACTTTTTATTTTTATGTTGTAATAGTAAGGATAAGTATATATGAGATTTAATCAAAGTAAGTTTGCAAAAGAAGTTGGATGTTCACAGCAAAATATTTCAAAACTTATTAAAAAAGGAATTTTAGAAGTTGGGCAAGATAAAAAGCTTGATTTAGAATATTCTTTACAAAGATTAAGAGATTTTAATTTGCTTGATGAAAAGAATAAACTAAAAAAAAGTAGAACAACAAAAGAAGAAAATATTGAAGAAGTTGAATCTTTTCTACCATTTGATAGTGATACAGGTTATAAAACTTTAGCAGACTTAACACCTGAAGAAAAAGAGCAATTAGAAAAAGAAGAACTAGAGTCTTTTAAAGAACTTGAAGAAAAGAAAAAAGAAGCAGCTACAAAAAATATTAATGTTGGTGATAACATTGATTTAAAAGATTTTAATTATGCAAGTGCAAAAGCTCATAGAGAATATTATATGGGACAAATTGCAGAACTAGATTATCAAATTAAACTTGGTGATTATGTTTCTAAAGCTGAAGTTGAAAAAACATTTTTTGAAGCTTCAAGAAAAGCAAGAGATATGCTTTTGAGTTATCCAAATAAAATGGCTTCAAGAATTATAGGAAAAAAAGACATTAAAGAGATAGAAACGATTTTACTAGAAGAGATTAGATATATTTTAGGGAACTTGTCATCATGAGTGCAAATACTTTTATAAATCATGAATTATTAAGATATTTTAAAAAAGGTTTTGAACCTGATCCACTTATGACTGTAAGTGAATGGGCTGATAACTTTCGAGTTCTTCCAAGTGAAAGTTCTAGTCAGCCAGGACAATACAGAACAGAGACAATGCCTTATCTTGAAGAGATTGCTTATGAGCTTTCGCCACAAAGTCCTACAGATGAAGTATCAGTAATAAAAGGTACTCAACTTGGGTTTACAGAACTTGGTAATAATATGCTATTTTGCTATGCAGATTTATATCCTTGTCCTATGCTTCAAATCTTACCAACAGAAACAGCTGTTAAAACACATGCCTTATCTAAATTATGGCCATCAATAGAAGCATCACCAAGATTAAAAAATATTTTTAAAAAAAGAAAAACACAAGATGGTTCAAGTATTTATTCTCTTATGTTTAAAGGTGGAAATATTGCCCTTGGCTGGTCAAATTCTCCTGCAACATTTGCTTCATCAAGTAGAAGAATAGTTATAAATGATGATGTTGATAAATGGCCAGATGAAATTGAAGGTGGAAATCCTTTAGACTTATCTAAAAATAGAGCTGAAACATATTCAAATAAAAAAATTTATAATAATGCTTCACCAGCAAAAAAACATAATTCAAAAATACTTCCAAAGTATGAAACATCATCTCAAGGACTTTATACTATGAAATGTCCTCATTGTGGTGAAGATGTAGTATTTGAAAAAGATGGTTTCAAGTTCAACTATGATGAAAATTATCAACTTATTGATGATGTAGTTTTTGTATGTTCTAATAATGGTTGCATAATAGAGGAACATCAAAAATATGAAATGATGAAAAAGGAAAATGGTGCAAGATATGTACATAAATTTCCTGAACGAAAACACAAAGGTTATAGAGTACCTTCTTATTACTCACCATTTGCAAAATGGAATGAAATATTTCAAAGTTTTTTGGATGCAAGAAAAGAGCAAAAAGAGAAAAAAGTTTCAATAAAAATGGCAAGTTGGACGAACACAAAAGATGCAAATGTTTGGGAAGAAAAGATTGAAAAACTTGATGTAAATGAGTATTTGAACAGACACGAAGAGTATGCAGCTGAAGTACCAAATGGTGCATTTATTTTAACTGCAGGAGTAGATACTCAAGATGATAGGTTAGAAGTTGAAGTTGTAGGGTGGGGTAAATATGGAGAAAGTTGGAGTATAGCAAAACTAATCCTTGAAGGTGATCCAAAATTCCCAAGAGTTTGGCAAAAGCTAGATAATGTTTTAGAAAATAGTTACAAACACGAAAGTGGTATAGATATGAAGATTTTAGGAATGGGTATAGATAGTGGAGGGCATAGAACAGATTATGTTTATAACTATTGTAAAACAAGAGTAGAACAAAATGTTTTTTGTATGAAAGGTGATAACTCTGTAGAAACTCCAATTCTAAAATCTGGAATATCAAAAAACAAGGATGGAAGCTTACGACTTTATATGATAGGAGTAAATAGTGCAAAAGATGTGGTTTATGGACAGCTTACTACAAAAGAAGTAGGACCAGGATATATGCACTATCCAAAAAAGCCTGAGTATAATGAAGAACATTTTAAGCAGCTTACAGGTGAAGCAAAAGATAAAACAACTGGAAGATGGAAAAAATTTAGAGCAAGAAATGAAGCACTAGATTTAAGAGTATATGCTATGGCAACACTTAGAATACTAGAAAACCAATACTATCCAAATGGTATGGATTGGGATGATATAGAACTAGGGTTTAATACAAGAGTAGAAGAAGAACTAAATACAGTAAAAAAAGTAGAAAAAGAGATAGTAGAGCATAATTCTTTTAGTGATTGGAGAGATAACTACTGATGGCAAAAAATCACTTGATAAATAAATCTTTTTGGGATGCTAGAACAAATCTAAATAATAAACCAAGTCTAAGTTTTAGGACAATAGAAGTAATACAATATTTAATGAGCGAAGATGAACTAGCCCTTGGAATTGCTATTGAGAAACTTATGACTACTCCAAATCTATATAAAGAAACTCTTGATAAATTAAAGAGTGATTATCCTGATATAGAAGAGGAGTAAATTTCCCGCGGGAAAATTTGGGCATAAAAAAAGCCTTGTATTTCTACAAGGCTCTAAGGAAAATATAAGCTTATATTTTATAGTATTCAATCTAGCTTAAACAATTAAACTGGGAATTTGAATTGTTTAAAAAATTTTTTATGAAACTAGGTATATCTGATATATCAACTAAAACCATTCTTTCATTTATTTCTACCATTCTTATAATCATTGTTGAGATGAAAATAAGGTAGTTGTTTTCACCAAATTCAAATGATTTTAGAATAGAACCATTGTGTTTTTTTAAAGTGTTATTTATATCCAAAGATAATTCCTTTAAAATCCTAAGTTCAGATGTTGGCATATTATTTTTAAAATCCAATTCTAAACAATCTGTAAAATATAATTTATTTTTACATGAGTCTGTACCTTCCATAGGTTCCCTTTTTGTTAGTTTTTTTTCTTTTATTACAACTAATTGTCATTGTAATCCTTTCTATTTATAGTATATTTTTTGTTAAGTTTATATTCTTTATATTACATTTCTCACCTCCATATTAGAGCTTTCCTCTTGCTCTTTTTTTAGTCTATCTTCTAATATAGCATCAATATCTAGTAGTGCTTTATCTCCAAGTTCTTCTATTTTTCTTATTCTTTCTTGAACAATAGCTTCTCTTTGTGAAAACATAAAAATAGCCTCTTCTATTATTCTACTTTTACTTTTTCCTGTCATTGCTGCTAATTCAGACAACTTATCAACTGATCTACCTTCTAGTGATAAACCCACTTTTGTTCGATTTTCTTTTTCGATTGGTCTTCCAGCTTTTTTCATCTTATTTCCTTTTTATCCTCTTGTTTGTTTTGATACATTGATTATAACTAATTGTTTCTTAATATGTCTTGACATATTAAGAAACAAAATGATATTATTTTATTACAATTTTTAAAAAGAAAGGAGGTGATAAAGATGGCAGGAATATATACACTTGCTGATGTAAAAGATTATTTTAAAAGTAAACTTTTAGGAAGAGATGAATGGACAATAAGTAATCAAAATAGAATTGAACAATGTTACAATTTAATTTCTAATCCATTTAATAGAGTAAATGATGCAGATAAGCAATGGGTTGCTTATGTAACACAAGCAACAGAAGATACTACAGTAATTCATGCAATAGAAGAAATAATTGAAAAACAAGGTCTTTCAAGAAGTAAAAAAGATATAAGTGATACTGTAAATGAAGTTGGTGATTTTTTTGTAAGTCTCAAAGTGCAATTTAAACCAAGAATTCCATTTTATATTTTAGTATTAGATAAGCTAATACCATAAAATAAGCATTTGCCCAGTTGGGCAAATGTTTGATATTTATTTCCCTTTATTTCTTAAAAAGCTAGGAATAGCTTTTACTATATCTTGTATATTTTTTGATTCTGATTTTGCACGTTCAAGCTCAACAGTTGTTTCGCCTTTTTTAAGTATGAAATTTCTTTCTGTTTGTACAAGAACTTTAAGAGCTTCTTTCATAGCATCATCATTTTTAGTGATGTATGCAACTTCAACAGATATTAGTTTAGATTCTACATTTGTAAGTTCATTTTGAAAATATTTGATTTCATCAAGACCGAGTTTATATAATCGTAAGAAGAAATAAGCAAACATTTCAATAAAGATTACAAGTAAAACTCTTGGACCATATGCTAAAAGTATTTCACTTATTTCCTTAGGTAGCTTTTTACCATCTATTTCATGCATTAAGAAATCTGGTTTTGCCATCATCTCAGCTGTTATTCCAAGAAAATATAAGCCACCCAATGTTATTACACCACCGATAACCAAATTTACATTTGCTCTTCGTCTTAAGTCAGATACTTCTCTTCTAAGTCTAGTTGTAATATTGTAAAAAGATTCTTTTAGAGATTCTAAACCTAACGTTTTTTCCAGTTTTTCTTCTAAATATTTAGTTTGTTGTTGGAATATTGTAGTTATTGATTCGTTACTAGCTTCTTTTATAATTTGTTTTAATATTTCTTCTCTATCTTCTTTTGATATTTTATTTTCCAATTCTTTTAATGATTTTATATCTTTTTGAATATTTATTAGATCAAGAGCGTAATTGTCAATTTTATTAATCATATATTCAAAATTTTCTTTTTTATCAGGGCTTATTTCTTTTGATGATTGTAAATACCTTAGTGTAATAAGTGCAACACCTCCAAGTAAAAAGAAGAAACCAATTAATGAGCTTTGAAATGGAATAATACCTTCAATTAGAAACTGAAAAGAATTTGAAAAGGTCATAAGTATACCAACCATTATACTTATGACACCAACAAAGATAGATGATTTTTTTATATCTGTTATTATTTCTATACGCATTATTTATCTCCTATATAAGGCTTAACCGCCTCAACAACTTTATCCATATTTTTAGCTTTCACATAATTATCCAACCAAGATTTAACCCATCCTGGAACTGGTTTCTTTTCATCATGCCAGTTACCAATCGTACTATAAGCTAACTCTGTCATATCTGCAAATTCTTGTCTTGAAAGACCTATTTTTTTTAAAGTTTCATCAAATTCTTGTTTTTTCATATATAAATCCCGTAAAATGGACTTTTTCCCCAAAAAGGGAAAAAGTATTGTTTCTTATAAATCCCATCAAATGGACTTTTAGCCCTAAAAGGCTAAAAGTATTTTTCATCTAAAAAGTAAATTATTCTATCATATTTCATCAAAAAAGTAAATTATATCTTGACATATTTATCCAAAGAGTATATAATTCTTTAAATATTTACTAAAAGGGTAAAAATGAGTATAAAAGCAATAAATAAAAGTGGTAGAAGTAGGGTTTTAAAAGTTGATAGTTTTGAAACTATGAGAAAAATAGCAGATAGATTTGAAAGATGGGAGTTTGTATCATGAATGAAATCATAAAAATATCAAGTGAAGTTATAGGAACTGAAAAAACAAATAGTGTAAATGCTAGAGAGCTTCATCAAGTTTTAGATATTAAAAAACAGTTTACACATTGGATAGATATTCAAATCAACTCTTTAGGTTTAGAGAAAAATGTAGATTATATAGTTTATGAAGTAAAAGGAAATGGTCGTCCTCAAAAAGAGTATATCATCACAACTGATACAGCAAAACATATCTCTATGGCTTCAAGAACTGCAAAAGGTAAAGAGGTGCGAAACTATTTTATACAAATAGAAAAAGAGTATTTCAGTCCAAATATCCAAAAATTAAGTGGAAGAGTTGGTGGACTTACAAAAGCAAATAATGATTTGAGAAAAGAACTTGATAAATGGAAGAAAAAATCTAAAATAAGATTTGAAAATCTTGAAGATGATGTTGATGAACTAAAATCAAAACAGTTTTTAATCAATCATAAAAGTTTTGATGAAAAGCTAGATTTATTATTTAAAAGAAATAAAGAGATTTTAAATAGAAATGCAAATGATTTTAATAGAGAAACTTTTATCAAATGGCTACAAGAACATAATATTTTTTATGGTGAATATCTTGAAATATTAAGAACAGATGGTACTGAACTTCAAAGATGGGCTATAAACAATATAGAGAATGAGAAAAAAAGAAGAGTTGAAGCTGAAAAAGAGCTATATAAAATGAAATATAGATATGAAAAAACTCTAAATAAAATATCAGATTTACAAAAAATTGCTAAAAATATCGTGGATTTTGATATGGAAATAGAAAGAGAAATGAATATGGTTGATTTTGGATAGAAAAGCCTTATTGTTTGGGCTTTTCTAAACTTCTAATGCTTTTTGTGCTTCTTCACAGTCTATGAAGATTGATTTACAATTTCTAGAATCTTTTATAATTTTCTCATATTCTCTATGTTTTCCAATCCAAGAAAATATTGCTATGGTATCATCACAATCTTTCATATTTACAAGAATTCTCTCTTGTTTATTTACAATTGAAATAGAAATTATGGTTTGACTTTTTTTACAGTCTATTTTATGTGGTCTAATTTTTGGATCTTTTGGATTTGCTTTGAACCTATCTCTTGTTTCTTCATATTCTTCAAGAGATATAATCCCTTTTGATATTAAAGAATCACGCTTCTTGAAGAACTGAGATGTCGCTTTTACTATCAAAGTAAGCCATTGTGATTTTTTGAGAAATTGTAAAGTTTGTATTTACAATATTTGAATATAGTTCATCATATGTTTCAAAAAGTGTAGACAACATAGGATTATTTATTTTACTATCTTCAATTATTTCTAAGATATTTTCAATTTTAGAAGATATTTTGTCTAGCATAGTTGAATATTTATTTAATATTATTTCATCGCTAGAAGCATCATTTATATAATAGTTGTCTATAAAATCTCTAATAATTTCAACTTCAGCATTTAATCTATGAGCTTCATTTGTAAGAAACATAAAATCTTTTTTAAGATTTTCAAATCTTTGATTTGCTATTTTTTCACCAATGAAATCATTAAACAACTTTTTTAAAGAGTCTAAAAGCTCTTTAGCAACAGATGGTTGGTCTTCTATATAATAGTTTGAATTTGTATTTATAGCTAACATAAAAACCCCTTATAAGTCCTAGTCAGTTACACATATTTATGGTAATCAATATTTTTTGTTTTGTAGTAATAAAATGTAAATTAAATATAAAAATCTACAAAACACCAATAAAAAATCTAATTTTTTGTATATATAGTACACTAGATTGTTACGATAATTGTAACATATTTTTTAACGAAATGGTTAACAAGTTATATAAAAATATATTTTTAAATATATTTACTAGCTACATAAGTGTCAAAAAGTAGCTACTTATAAGCTTTTGTTTTCTACTTAAAAAACCACAACTTATATACCATAATTTAAAAAAAAATGGTAGGGTAAAAAATCTACCCTAAAAAAAGATTTTTGATTCTGCCAAAATTGCACCAAGAAAAATAAAAAGGTGCAAAGATGCCAAAAACTATCGGTGAACTTTACGATTCAATCCTTATCAAAATAGAAAAAGCTGAAGAATCACAGTCATATCAAACTGGTTCAGGTGAGCAACTCGTTCGAGGACAACTTTCTACACTTTACGCTGAAAGAAGTAGACTTTTAGAAAAAATAGAACGATATGGTAGAAACTATATCGAGGGACAAAACACAGCACCAACTGGTGATACTGCTTATGCGAGTTTTGTGTAATGAATAAAATAGCTAGAACTCTATTATGGACTTCAAATGTACTAACTTTTGGTGCAGTTGCAAAAGTTTATGAAAGAGCATTTTATGAAGGTGCAAAACAAACTAGACTAAATAGAGATTTTAATATCCAAAATAATCACTTTGAGCTTCAAGCTTCAGGTGATAGAGATATGTTAAGAGCAAGAGCAAGATGGTTAAGTGCAAATAATCCTATTTGTAAATCAATTGATAGAAGTATTATTAAAAATTGTATTGGTTCAGGTATTTCTTTACAATCAAGAATAAATAAAGATGAAGTAAAAAATGCAGAAAATTTAAATAAGCAAATTGAAATTTTGTGGAATGAATTTACAAAAAAACAAAATTTTGACATAACAAAAAGAATTTCTTTTAGAAAATTTCAAAAAATGCTTTTAAAAGCAAAACTTGTAGATGGTGAATCTCTTATAAATGGTGTTTGGACAAAAGACAAAAAATTCCCTTTAAAATTTCAACTAGTAGAAGTAGATCAACTTGACAATACAAAAAATAGTTTTGGATTTACTACAAATAAAAATAATAATACTGTTTTTAGTGGTGTTGAAGTTGATGAAAATGGTGCACCAATAGCATATCATTTAAAAACAGAGATAAATAGTATTTCATCTAAAAGATTTGATTCAAAAAATATCATACATTTTTATGATCCAGAAAGAGCTACTCAATATAGAGGGATTACAGACTATGCACAAACTATCAATAACTTAAAAGATTTCCAAGCTTACAACGATAGCGAAATCATAAAAAATAGAATTTTAGCATCTTTTGCAACATTTATAAAAACTGCAAATGTTGGTGGAGGTATGTTTGGAGATAAACAAACTGGACAAAGACAAGGAAGTAATGACCCTATAAAAGAGATAACTGCAGGGATGATTAAATACCTTCGTCCAGGAGAAGAAGTTCAAAGTATTCAATCAAATCAGTTAGGAAATAGTTACAACGATTTTATAACAAATACTATTCGAATAATAGCAGCAGGTCGTGATATATCTTATGAACTAGCTATTAGAGATTACTCAAAAGTAAATTTTTCAAGTGCAAGAGCAAGTTTAATCCAAGATAACAAAAGATTTGATGATGAACAAATTTTACTCATAGAAGATGCACTAAATCCAATGTTTGAAATGTTTATGGATAGTGTTGTTTTAAGTGGTGCTTTACAAGTTCCAAATGATTATTGGGTAAATAAAGAAAAATATATAAATGCTGTTTGGATTATGCCAACAAGAGAGTGGGTGGACCCACTAAAAGATATTAAATCAATCGAATATGAAATAAAACTAGGACTAAATAGTAGAACAAGAGCAGCTGCTGGAAAGGGTAGAAATTTCGAAGATATTATCGATGAACAGATAAATGAAGAAAAAATGATTGCTGAAAAAAGAGCAGCTGCTGGATTAGAACCAGTTTTAATTGAAAATCTAAAAAAGGAGGAAAAGTGAAAAGAAAAAAAGAAGATATACAAAGAAAATTAGCTGGATTTGATACTCAAAGAAATTTTGTTATTGATAAAAATGCAATAAACGAAGAGACTAGAACTATATCTTTTATCCTTGTTTCTGAAGAAAATGAGGGTGAAAGGTATGACTGGTGGACTGATGAAGTTTTTATTGAAAAACTTGATGTTAATGGTGCTAGATATGAGCGACTAAAAACATTTTTCAAAGATCACAATCGTTCTGTTGATTCTGCTATTGGTAGGGTTGAAAATATAAGAGTAGAAGATGGAAAGCTAAAGGCTGATGTTGTTTTTGGAACAGATGAAGCTAGTCTTGAAATCTTTAGAAAGTATGCAGATGAAATTTTAACTGATTGTTCAATTGGTTACAGAATTTTAGCTACAACAATCGAAGAGAGAAAAGGTGAACCAACACTTGTAACTGTAACGGAATATAACATATTTGAACTTAGTGCAGTTGGGGTTGGTTTTGATAGAGGTGCGACAGTAGGTCGTGAATTAAATTTAAACAAAGGAGATGATTCTATGAATGAAGAGTTAAAAAAAGAGTTACAGCAATTAAGATCTATTGTTGATGGTTTGACAGCTGAACAACAAACTAGAAAAATGCAGTTAGAAAAGATGGAAGAAGATGCAAAAAGGGCTTTAGATTCAAATAATTTGAAAAATGAACAAACAAGAACAGCTGAAATTATGGATTTAGCAACTGCTGGACAATTAAGTTTAGAAAGAGCAAGTGAATTTGTAAAAGCGGGGACTTCAGTAGATGAAGTTAGAAAAGCAATTATTGATGAGAAAGTAAGAGTTTCTCAAACTGTTGTAGTTGGTGGTGTTCCTGATGAAAAAAATATGATTAGAGAAATTCAAAATTCTATTGTTGCAAGAAGTGGGATAGCAAATGTTGATTTATCAAATAACTATTTTAGAGGTGCAACTTTAATAGATATGGCAAGACATATCTTAGGTGTAAATTCTTTAGATAGAAATGATATCGCACAAAGAGCTATGAGTAATGATCAATTTACTTTATTACTTGGAAATGTAGCAAATAGAGTTATGGTTTCAAACTTTGAAGAAGCAGAAGGAACTTATGGATTATGGACTACAAATGTAGATTTACCAAATTTCAAACTTCAAACTGATGTAAGTGTTAAAAATCCAAATGGAAGATTAGCAAAATTAAAAGAAAAAGGTGAATTAGAAAGCCTTGAATTAGATGAAAATGGTGAAGCTTGGAAGCTTGAATCTTATGGTAATAAATTTATGTTTACAAGACAAATGCTTATTAATGATGATTTAGGAGCATTTTCAAATATTGTTGCAACTTTTGGACAAATGGCAAAAAGAACATCAAATGGCTTAGTTTATGATTTATTACAAGCAAAAGGTGATTTTGCAAATTACAAAATGAGTGATAACAAAGCATTATTCCATAGTGAACACAAAAATACTGATACAGCAGCTGCTTTAAGTAGTGAATCATTAAGTGCTGCAAGAGTGATAATGAGAAGACAAATGGATGGTAAAACTGCATTAAATATAAATCCAAAATATTTAATAGTAAGTCCAGAAAATGAAACAAGAGCAAAACAGTTATTAACAAGTGAAGCAGACCCAACTTCTAATAATGCTGGAGTTACAAATATTCATAAAAACTCTTTAGATTTGATTGTAGAAAGTGAATTATCTGCAAATCCTTGGTTTTTAGCAGCTGCTAGAAAAACAATAAAAACTGGAACATTAGCAGGAACTGGTGGACAACCAATTGTTCAAGAAAAATTGAAATCAGCTGGTGGAATAGAGTTTGAGTGTTTATATGATTTTGGTGTAATGGTTGAAGACTTTAGAGGTCTATATAAAAATATGGGAGCTTAATTATGAGTGTAGCAAAAACAGCAGTTGAAAAATATGATGGAAGAGTAATAACTTACACTTGCACAAAAAATGTAATAGTTGGTGATGTAATTCCTATTGGTGTTAGTATGGTAGGAATTGCTGTAAACAGTGGTTTAGTTGGTGAAGAAATATCAGTTGAACTTGAAAAAGTTTGGACTATTAAAGCAAAAGATTCTGAATCTTTTGCAGTTGGTGATACTGTTTATTGGGATGTTGATTTAAAAGAGATTACAAAAGATAGTACAGATAATGTTTATGCAGGTAGAGCTCTAAGTTCTAAAGGTACTGGTGCTGGAACTATTGATGTAAAAATAAATGTATGAGTTTAAAAGATGATATGAAAGCAGATTTATCAGTTTTTTATAATGCTGATGAGTTTGCAAAAAAGTGCATTTATAAAGGAAATGAAGTAGCTATTTTATATCGAAAAAATGACTTAGAAATGTTTGAAGTTAATTTTGAAAGTATAAAAGCTAGAAAAGTAGATTTTGAAGGTTTAGAAGAGGGTGATGTTTTAGAAATAGAAGGAGTTTTATATACCGTTATGAACTTCTCACCTGAAAAAGATTTTCAAATATCTATATCAATAAAGGAAAAATAATGGCTGAATATTTAACAGAGCAAGAAGCAGAAGAAAAAATAAAAGCAATTATTCCTGGAAGTATAAAAGGTGAATGTATAGAAGTGATAAAAAGAGAGCCTATTACTAGGCTTGAACATAATGCAATTTTTGCAGTGATTTTTAAACACTCTAAAGAAAATTCACTTTTAATGGTAGAAGCGGCTAAAAAATTATCTATTGAAGAACCTAAACTTTTGTTTAGTGGTTCGGAAGTAGATGAAAAGTTTGATATGCAAAATAGTGCAGTTTTTATAACTGCAATAGTTAAATAAATTTCCCACGGGAAAATTTGAAAGGAAATAACTAGATGAAAGTAATAGCTATAAAACCTTTAAATCATAAAGGTAAAACAGTAGAAAAAGGAAAAGTTATAGAACTTGATGATGTTACTGCTAAAAAACTAATTGAAGAAAAAGCAGTTGAAGAAGTAAAAGAACAAAAAATAGAAACTAAATCAGGAGAGCAAAAATGAGAACTTTAGGAGATAGATATATTGGTGGTGGAAAAGTATTTTTTACACCTTTACAAAAAGATGGAACTTTAGGTACAGAGTTTGAAATTGGAGAAGTTCAAAGTGGAGAACTAAGTTTTAATGTAGAAAAAAAAGAGGCTTTTTCTAAAGATAGAGTTATCAAACAGCTAGTTGAGCAAGTTGTTACAAAAATAGATTCAACTTTTAAATTTAATACTCAAAAACTAAAAACTGAAAATCTAGTATTAGCAAAAATGGGAGAAAAAGAAGATATCACTTATGCAATAGGAGATACTTTACCTGATGGAACAGTTGCTACAAAAGCTGGGACTTATGTAGCTATTAAAATGGCTGAAAATCCTATCCAAAAAGGACGAATAAAATTTGTTGGGGATGAAGATGGAGCTAGTAAACCTGTATTGCTTTTATATAGTGTTGCATTAGCACCTGCTAGTGGTTTTAACTATTTTACAGAAGAATTTGCAACTTTGGAGTTTGAAGCAGCTGTTTTAAAAACAGATGAAGGTTATGGAACAGAATATTGGATGGAAGTAGGAGAATAAGATGGCAAAAGATAAATTAAACCCTTTAAGAACAAAACATGAACTTTCTGTTTCTATTGATGATGTAGAGTATAAGTTTACTTATATAGCTGTAAATAAACAAATACAACAAACTCTTGAGAAGTTCAAAGAAGAACAAAAACAAGCTTATGAAAATGTTGATAATAAAAGAGCTGAGTTAAAAGATTTATATGAGACTAAATCTTTAAATGAAGAGATTTTAAAAGATTCTTCTTTTTTAGAGAGAGTAAAAATCCTTATTGAACAAAAAAACCTTATTTCTAAAATATCAACATTAGAAAAAGAGATAAGAGAATTAGGAAATCTTCAAAATCAACTTGAAAATGATTTAGAAGAGTATTTTAAAAGAAAATTTGAACTGTGTGTTGTTGGTGATGGAAAAGTGTCTTTTCAAAAAGCAATAGATGATGCAGGAATTTCTTATGCAGTTATAGATGCATATATAAATGAATCTTTGAGAAATTCTGTTGAAAAAAAGTAGAAAATGCTGTTAGGTATTTAAAAACACTAGGAAAAGATAATGGAATCTTTTCCTATAAGCTTAAAAATGATTTTGAGATAGAGCTAGTAAATATCTATATTTTAGCTAGAAAATCGAATGGCTTTGGAATAGAAGTAGAGTACCAAATAGTAAAAGATTATTGTTTAGAGTGTGATTATGATGTTTTAGAAGTATTTAAAATACTGAAAAATGTAAATCAAAGAGTTATTAATTAAAAACCAAAAATAAAAAATGGTGCAACGAATATTATCACTGCAGTAATAAGCATAGTAATAGGAATCATCAAAGGGTTTTCAAAATAGTTTTTCATAGGTAAATTATATTTAAAAAGGTAAAAGATGTCAAACGACGAAGTTAGATTAAAAATTAAGATTGATGCAAAATCTCAAGAATTAATATTGGAATGACCCCAAGTTAGTAGACACTTTTTTATTCAGTTAACACCTTGGATTGAGTAACACTATCATTGTATCTTTTCTCAAATTCATTTGGACTT